AACCAAATTAAAAATATGTTAAAAACTTACGTAACGAGGGATATATAATGGCATTAGGAGACGGAAAAGGCAGGGCAGGGCTACAGTTTGCAACGCCATCTAGTGTGACAGTTGGGGATACATCTACGGCCGTAATCACCGCTGCAAACGCTGCGTTGTGTGAGTATATATCTCTCGTTAATGATTCAGATCAGACTATCTATATCGGAGTTGGTGCAGCGGCGGAAATGAATAAGGGCATACGCCTAAATGCCAGTGGCGGGTCTGTTGTCTGGGAAGGCGTTGCAGTCCCTACGGTTGCAATCAACGCTATTTGCGCATCTGGAAGCAAAGTTTTGTGCGTGCAGGTGGGTAGCTAGTGGGTATATATAATCCCCCCGTCCCTGGTTCTGGTGGTATTGGGGACGTAATAGGCCCGGCATCGTCAACGGACAACGCGATTGTTCGTTTCGATAGTACAACGGGCAAACTTATTCAAAATTCCGCTTCTACGATGGATGATACCGGCACACTTACACTCGGCGGGGGCCTAAATGATGCCGCTTACGTGACAGTCGCATCCGCCAGCACTTGCGATATCGGCGCGGCGGCGTCTAGCAACGTTGCTATTTCTGGAACAACCACAATTACGTCATTTGGGACAGCCAACGCGGGAATAACTCGAAGATGCCGCGCAACTGGCGCTTTCTTGATCACGTATAATGGGACGTCACTTATTACTGCAAACGGAAAAAACATCGTCACTAAAGCTAATGACTGCTTCACTATGACGTCTTTGGGCTCCGGAAACTGGCTAATGACATCATACAAGCCCGCGGATGGCCGTATATTCGCAAACGCTGTCAACGCTCAAACTGGGACGACTTACACGTTAGCAATAACAGACTTGGGGAATGACGTAACCTTTTCAAACGCGGCGGCTACTACTCTAACATTGCCGCAAACTTCAAACGTTGCATTTCCTATAGGGTCAAAAGTAAAGCTTATTAACCTTGGCGTTGGGGCAGTAACTATTGTAAAAGAAGGCGCAGAAACCCTACTCGGGAATACACTTCTTGCACAATATGCAACTGCGCTGATCGAAAAAATATCAGCTACGTCGTGGCAAGTGTTTGGTGGTACAGCAGTTGTAAATGAGGTCATCAATTTTTGCTTTTCGGGTGCAATTTTAAACCGAGCCTACGATATTTCCGTTAGAATGCCTTTTGCAGGTACAATTCTAGGCCTCACTTCAAAAGTCACCTCATTAGTAACCGCTGGTAATTATACAGTGGCAATTAGTGGAGTAAACGTGACTGGGTTAACCGCAATTACTAACACCACGGCACGTACCAATACAACGGCAACTGCGGCTAACACTTTTGTGGCTGGAGATTACATCACATTAACAATGGCAAGCACAGCAACAGTTGTTGATTGTTTCGGCTCTCTTGAGTATACACGGACTTACTGATCATGGGTAAGGGTGGGTATATAACACAAGTACCTTTGACTGTCCCAGGATTAGTCACCTGGCTAGATGCCGATGATCCGTCGGGGAATGGGACGCAACCTGCAAATAGCTCAGCTATAGCTACTTGGGTTGATAAGTCAGGGAATGGGTATTCCCCAACTCAAGCAACCGGCGCAAACCAGCCCTTGTTCACCCTAAACCGATTAGGTGGAAAGCCAGGGGTTGTATTTGATGGGGTGAACGACTCTCTGGCGAAAACATCATATTATAATTTAAAACAAATGACCATTTTTGTTGTTGGGAATATAAATACGCAAAGTGACACATTTTATGAGGTGAGTAACGGGACTATCAACACTGGAACTAGTTGTTTTTACCTCATTACCGATCTATTTTCAAGATATACTCAAGGAACTAGTACCCTGAAAGACGTTGTTAAAACAAACGGATTGCCTTTTGGCCCAAGTATTGTGACAAATTACTACGATGGGTCAAATTTATATTCCTATGTCAATGCGCAATTAACTGGATCCGTCGCATCGACTGTGAACACCAATACTTTAAATAAGCTAAACGTGGGATGTTTGGCGAGTAATAACTTCTTCATGGATGGCTTCATAAATGAGCTTTTAATTTATTCCATCCCCCTTTCAGGAACAGAAATAACTAAAGTGACGCGATATCTTGCAAACAAATGGGGGATATCAATATCATGAGCTTATTCCCAATAACCGCTCCCCCAGGAACGATTCCCGGACTAGTAGGTTGGTTTGCTGCGGACTATACAAATAATGTAAATAAACAACAGCCTGCGAATGACACGGGAGTGGCATCTTGGGCAAATCTAAGCCAAAACAAGAACGAACCCGGTCAAGGGGTAGCAGCAAACCAACCTACGTTTAAAACTAGCGTCACAAACGGACTCCCGGGTGTTTTGTTTAATTCTGGTGCCGGCGTGAATGGGGATTTTGTCACATTGGGACCGTCCGCCGCTATAGGAAGACTTGGTTTAACAGGGGCCACGGATTTTACAATTTTCGTTTGCGCGCAAGTTGCGTCATTGACACCCGGATCTGGGTTTAGTGGTACAATATTATATAATCAAGCAAGTGGAGTTACTACTAACTCACAATATGAAATAACGCAAGGGGCGGATGGTGCATTGTCAGTTACCGCATGTGAGGGAGTTGGCGGAAACTCAAGGACAGCAAATATGGGGTTTCCAGTGGCTAATACTCCATTTATAATTTCGGCATACTCAGATACAACCGGGGCGGCACGTTTTTATGGGAAACTGAATACAGGGTCATTTGTAACTTCAGACGGATCCTATCCATCAATCGTTACGACTGGGCCTAATTTTAGTATTGGTAGGCAAAAATCTGGGTTTCCAACCAGGGTTTTTGATGGCCACGTATTTGAAATATTGATTTTCGGTAAACAGTTAAACTCAACAGAAAGATTGTTTATTGAAAGATATTTGGGCAACAAATGGGGTATCACCACCTCATGAGTATGTTCCCAAACCTAGACAACAAGTGGGGAATAGCAATATCATAATGGAGGTTTTGAAATGAAGATTTTATTTAGCGTTTTAAGAGAAGATGTTGTCGCGGCCGAGGCTAAAATCTGTCAAAATTGCGGAATCCCTGATGGCCGTGGCACAGAGAGATGGTCAGATATAAAAGAATTTGAAGAGGGCTTTTTCATTGGGTACCCAGACAATGGGTGGGGCGGATTTACAGTAGAGCAAATGCTGGACGGTGTTGAAAATGTGAATTTACGGGATATTACAGTGATAGATCAATTGGAGCAATAATGGCAACATACACATTCGCGCAAGATTTCACATATAACGACTCTACCAAGGTTTTGTCTGTAGACTCTATTGACGGAGTCATGAAGCGTTTATCTAGTACAACGGTGAACCTACAGACTTTGACAGGGCAGACGCTCTACACTGTTCCATCTGCAAAAATTGCTATTATTACAGGGATTGTTTGTCGCGGGTTTACGGCAAACTTGGATAAAGATTTTACTATTGGATTTAATTCCCCTACGTTTAACGATGTTCTTGGGGCTCCTATTTATGATGCAGATGTTTTGCCATCAACAATTGGGAGCTGTCTTATCCTATCACTTTCTTCATTTATTTCTGGGAGCCTATTTGACTCAACAGTTGCACTTAGAGTTCAAAACCACAAAGAAGGAACCGCTGGGGATGTCTTAAAGCTTTTGATGGCAAGCGCAAACACCGCCCCAGGAACCATGGTTGTTGATGTTTTTGGATACCTGGTTTCTGCGTAATGGGCAATAAAACGGCTGTTATACAATCAGTGTATGATAGGGTTTCTAGACTGACCAATTACGGGGTAAATGATGTTCGTGTAGGCAGTGTAGAGACTGCTAGAAAGCACACAGATTTGCCGGTTATTTGGGTAGGCCTAGAGAGCGGCCGAGAGGCTGGAAATTTTAAAAACGGCGCCTCTGTTGATGCAATGCGCATATCTCTATCTATTCTGGACAACAAATTAAAATTGACAAACAACACTCTTTTTAGAGCCCCAGAAAATGGCGGTGGCGATAACTACGCGATAACAAGCGAGGTAAGCGCTTCTGTAACGTCAGGTATTTTACAGTGGTTTTCTGGGCTACAGACTAGCGGGATAACCACAGATGACGGGGTGAACGGCGCAGACATGCTCACATCTGGCGGGAATGACGCTGCTACCTCAATGGGCTTATCACTTGGGGAATCTAGCTTAAACTCTGAAAATTTTATTGATTTAATGACGTCACTTCAGTACAGGTCTTTTACCGTTGGGGATTCTGTTGTGAACGTACTTTGCAGCGAGACCGAGTTGCCGGGGTTTAGCTATAACGGGGTGGCTATTGGCGCGGCTGTATCGATAAATTTTGAGGGGGGGCTTCTTTCTGTATTGCCAAATATAAAACGACATACGCTGCGCGTTTCTGACGCATGGGACAACGAAAAAGCAGAGTTTTATATCTACACATACAACGCGGGGTCGGCGGTTGTTGGCGACACGGTGAAACTGGGAGAAGAGGGACATGGTGCGCTAATAGTTTTGGAAAAAATGCTTGACGCGCTAGACGTTACGTCAGCAGGGGTCCCAGATATCACTATTTCCGGTTCGTCTAATAATCGGCGAGATATTGACTACACCATAGATTCTAGCGGAGACTATGTTTTGATCCAGACATTGATTGACGTTGAGTCAAAAATATTTATCAACGGGTCACGCAGTGGCTAGCTATGAGATAAAGGGAAGCTCGGGTTTTTTGTCTGGCGTTTCAAAACTATTAAATATTCGCGCGCTGTTAGACCCTGTTTATGCAAGAGCGGCAAGGGCTGCTGTCCGCGATTTTATAACCGAGACGCCAAAAATGACCGGGACAACGGCGCGAGGGTGGCAGTTCCCTGTTAAACTCGGTCTTTCAGAGTACAGGATCAAAAACGAGACAACAACGAGCGACAAAAAAAGATCTTTGGTTGAAATACTTGACAAAGGGCGCGGGCCGATATATCCAAAAAATGCACGCCGTCTTTATATCCCGCTATCAAACAAGGGGCGAAGCAAACCCCTTGGCGCACCAATCCCAAAAGGGCTTATTTACGGAAAAGATTATGTTTTTGCGATGAAAGCAGGCCCAGCAAAAGGAAAGTTTTTCATAGAAAAAATAAACAAAAAAACGTTGGATATGATTACAGCTGAGTCAATTATTGAAATACAGAAAAGTTGACGACATGTATTTTTTAAGTTATGGTTAAAAAAACAAAATCAAGAGGCAGGACACATGTATAAATTCAAAGTCGAATATCTGGGGCCGGAGGATTGCGTTGTTTTATGCCAATCATTTAACGGTAAAGTTAAAAAGGGTGACGTTATAAACATAACAGAACAAGAGCTTTTGGAGCTTGGAGAAAAATTTAAACGCGTATTTCCGAAAAAAGGAGAAAAAATAGATGGCTAGGACAGGGATTGGGCAGGATGGATATTTTAGAGTACAAAAGGAAACGACATATGGGACCGCGTTGACTAACGCGATGACTCTATGGCCTGTGAAGCCTGGGATTTCATTTAAGTCTATGCGCGAGGCAATAGAAAACGATAATATTATTTCTTCACGCTTAAAACAGATCCCAAACCTAGGCCGAGAGGTTTCCACTTTTGAAATCCCAATCGATGCACACCCAACTATTTTGGGCCAGATATTCCAATTTTTCCTTGGCGCGTCATCTAACGGAACCGTTACGGACAGCACATACACGCACACGTGGCTAATGCCAATAACCGGGTCAACTGCTGGTTATTCATTTACGGGGCAATTGGCGCTTGGCTCTGATCTTGCTGACACATATGCCGGCGCACAGATACATGAGCTAAAAATCGCCGGGGATAACCAGGGGAAAATAAATTTGACGCTGACCGGTACTTGCGAGGGCGTCGATGCACAGGGGGTCGCCCGGATATCCTCTTTCTCCTACCCATCCGCAATCCCGCTAAACTTTGCAATGGCCGCGATTACGATTGACCCAGCGGACGCCGATTCATTTACACAGTTGGTCAACTCATTCGAGATAACTGTAAATCTAGGACTAGATGCAGATCGTTTTAAAATGGGATCTGCTCAGCAATTGAGACCCCAGATCAATACTGTCCCGTCTGTAACATTTACTATGAATATTGATGCAGACAAACAATTTGTTAACGCTTCACGTGCACACACAACGTATGACCTTCTTTTGACTGTAACTAGCACAGAGTATGCGGCTGGTACAACGCCATACCTGTTTGCAGTAGAGATCCCACGTGCGCTATTGAACACAGACACATCTATTTCTGGCGATAATGACACGTTGAGTATGGATATAGAGTTTGATTGCAGCTACGGCGGGACAACCACCGGTAGCGGCTCTACTTTGGTCGCCGCTGAGTTTAGGGTTCGGGATGCCACGGCCGCTTACGCATAAGCGCGTAAAAATAGGTTCCAAGTTTAAATTTTTCGGCGGGGATGTTTATGTTTTACGTAAACTAAGCCCCGCCGATTTTTTAGACGAGGATGACGGTTTGCCGCTGAATTTTTTCAAGGGCATGCAGGCTGAAAAAACCATGTACGAGCAGACAATGGAAAAGGCCGGTATAAAAACTGCCGATGAAGTTGACGCAAAAGCTCAGTTAAAAGTGGTCAAGTTTATCCTTGAAAAATGCGTTGTTTCTGAAAATGGCAAAAAGTTTGACGTTGCAAAGTTTATGGCAAGGCCTGGAACATCTGAAAACATGCGAAAAATGCTCCAATTGTTCTGGGAGGCCCTGAAATTGAGCTTTAATCGATTTGTTTCTGAGACCCGGATCAATGACTCTAATGCAATCGCAGTTTTCGTTCTAGCGAAGCGTTTTTCAAAAACTCCAATCGATATTTTGTTGCCCCATGGTGATTATACGGAGATGGACGCATGGATGTTCAACATGTACATTGCGAGCATCGGTATTAAAGAGGAAAACAGACAGGCAAAGAAAGCGTTGGCAAAAAAATGAGAATTTTACTTTATATGTGGGGGCGTATATCAGGGGAGCAGCTTTTTTGCACGGCTGTTAAAAAATGTCACAAGCGCGATTTGCCGGCAATGCTTTTTTGCATGCAGTTCCACATGCGGTCAAAAAAATTTATCGGGTCACAAATAGAAATGTTTGAGCGGATTATCAATGGCAAATAGTATTGTCGACATTATTTATAGGCTAGTCGATAAAGTTACGCCAGAGGCCAAAAAAGTTTCTGGCTCGCTAAAAAACATTGAATCTAGCGCAGAATCCGCCGGTGACGGGGTAGACTCACTAGATAAAAAGCAAGGCAAGTTGTCGGCCAGTATGGCCGAGTTTGTCGGGATATCCGCCGGTATAGTTTACGGACTGCAAAAAATAGGCAAAAACCTAGTTGGTGCAGCTATAGATTATGAACAGCAGGAAATGGCTTTCACATCTATGCTTGGGAGTAGCCTCCGCGCACAGGAGCTTATAGCAGATATACAGAAAACAGCGGCGAGTACACCATTTGAGCAATCGGATCTAATAGATTACGCAAAGAAACTTATCGCAGTTGGTACAGCCTCTAGCGATGTTATCCCGGCGATGACGATGTTGGGGGATGTTGCCTCGGCGCTGGGTACTGAGAGACTGCCCCAAATCGTGCGCGGTTACTCAGACATACAAGCGGCAGGTCGTGCAATGGGAGGCGACCTAAAACAGCTCAGAGACGCGGCGGTCCCTATTGAGCAGTACCTAGCAAAAGTTCTTGGCGTTACAACGTCACAGGTTAGAAAATTATCCGAAGAGTCTCAAATATCATCGGAAGATGTTAAAAAAGCTTTTCAGTTAATGACGTCAGAAGGCGAGCGCTTCCATGGAATGATGGCCGCACAGGCAAAAACGACTGGCGGGGCTATATCTAATCTTAGAGACCAAATCGGGGTAATGGCTATAGCGTTGGGAACGCCACTTTTGGGTCCTGTTAACTCGCTAGTTAATGGGCTCAGATTTTTAATTGAACAGTTTAACAAGCTATCTCCAGGGGCAAAAACTTTTATTGCAATATCCGGCGCTGTGGCCACTGGCGTCATGGCAATGTCCACGGCATTTGGATTGCTGGCGCTTTCTCTCGGTGGGGCTAAAATAGCGCTGATGGCGCTTGCTGGCAGCACGGGGATAGGGCTAGTTGTTGGCGGGATTGTCTTGCTAGGCACTGCTGTCTATAAAAATATGGACAGTGTAAAAATTGCAGTAAATGAAACCCGTTTAGTTTTTCAAAGATTCGCGCTTGGCGTTGTTGAGTCTGTAAATAAAATAATGGCGGCAATTGCGAAAATACCGGGCGGACAGAAAATAGTAAATTTAAGCGCCGGTGGATCGGTTGCCGACGATATAAAAAAAGAGATCGCGGCAACGGAAGCTACTATATCAGCTATAAAAGAGTCCCGTAAAAAAGCGGCCGACGATGAAGTGGCGGCAAAGAAACAGGCCATTGCAGAGGCGGCCGCGCTTGAAAAAAAGGAACTTGATGAAAAGGCGGCGAGGTTGAAGCAGGAAAATGATGCAAAGATCGCCGCCCAAAATGAATCCGCCGAAGCCGCCGCAAAAAAAGCGCAAGAAAAAGCCGATAAAGAAAAGGAAATACTTTTAAAGGAAAAAGATGAAGAGCTTGAAATAAGAAGAAAAGCTATCGCGGCGGAGCTTCTTATGACGTCAAAGACTGGTGAACAGGATGCTGCGTTTGCTCAGTCTCAGGCGGACAAATATAGAGATATAAACTCACGGCTAATTGAAGACACACGCGCAGCGGCAGAGGAAGACTTCTTGAGAGAGCAAGAGCTTGCAAATCTTTCTCTTGAACAAAAAATATTACGTGTAGAGCAAGAGCTTGCAATCGATGAGATGTCAGCAGAAAGAAGAAACGCTCTTTCTCAAAAACTTTACGACTTAGAGATACAGAGAATGGCGGCCCTTGACGCGAAGAAAAAACAGCAGCAAGCAATGTTTTTAGACGCGTTTGCAAAAATGGGTGATGGGCAACTTTCGCTACAAGAAGCGGTTTCACAGGGAATGCTAGAGTTTTATAAACGGGAGGCCTACGCCGCCGTAGATATTGAGGCCGGGAAAATGTTTCAAACAGGTATGGCCCGCTTGATTGCTTCATTGTTTACGGACCCGATTGGATATGCTCACCTGGCGGGATCGGCGGCGCTTGTAGCTGGATCTAGGGCCGCTATAGGATCGATAAAGCTAGCTGAGGGGGGGGTCGTTATGCCACAGCCTGGGGGCGTCCGCGCAACCGTTGCAGAGGCAGGCAAGCCGGAAATAGTTATGCCACTAGATGACCCGCGGGCGGCTAGTATGATGGGTGGCGCTGGCGGTCGTGAGGTGATAATATTGAGCTCAGACGGGCAAACGATGCTTGCCAAAGGTATATATGCTGAGCAGCAAGAATTATTACGAACAGGGCAAATAGGCAGGTCTAGAATATAATGGCAAATCCAAAATTTTTCACAAAAAACAAGCTGAAGGATAACTGTACATATACCTTCACGTCAGCAATTGAGGCTATTGCAAGCGTTCTTTATGACAGAGACAGGACGACAACGCTTGAGAGTGTTGGATCTAATGATGCAACCCCAGAGGTTTGGGATATTGAATTTGCGTCCAGTCAGACAATTGATACAATAATCGTCGATAATCACAATATAAAGTCTGGCGGTATACAGTATTGGAACGGGTCGGCATTCGTGGCGTTCTCGACTGCTGCAACTTGGTCGGCAAATGCGCTAACAACGTCAGTTTTTTCGTTTAATAGTGTTTCAACGACAAAGTTACGCGTTACGATGAATACCACGATGGTTGTGGACGCACAGAAAAGCGTTGGCCTCATATATGCAATGGCGACGATTGGCCAGCCATCCGCAGCCCCTGCTACATTGGATATTGAATTTGTTGAGGATTCAAGGTCTCACAAAAAAGCGTCTGGCGGTATTTTATACGTATATTTTGGCGCAAAATCTATTTTAAAATACCTATTTTCTGACGCGACCGTGGCGGACGTAACGCTTTTTTCAACTATCAAAAACCTAGGCGTTGAGTTTTTTATTTGGCCATGTGGAGCTGTAGCTAGCGCCACAACAGATGTGGGCCTTCGCGTTTACGACCTGTATCTTGTCAACTACGTTAATAACTTTAAGCCAGATTTTAAGTCTAACGTGTTAGGAATAGGAACACGGCTAGCTATAGATTTTAAGGAAGTTTAGCCGTGGCGCTTATTGATTTGATAAAGGCAGATAAGCACAGGCCATTCCGCCGGTTGTATATAAAGCGCCGCCTATTTCCAAGTGGGGATTATGAAGAAAATTGGCGACGAGTTGACATTATAGACGGAATAAACAGAGTACATGTGTGGGGCACTATTGAAACTGCTATAGATTATAATCCTGGGCAAATTGGGGGCGTTAGCGTGTCAGATATATCGTTAACGTTAGACAATTCTGAGGGTCATTGGAATTACGAGAAAGATTCACGCAGCCTTTTTTATCCATACGACACCTACCTTGGAAGAAAACTTACTAGGCTTAAAATAGTTGCCGGTTATCTAGACGAGGATGGCTCAGAAGTTGGTGAGACTATATTATTTGAGGGCGTAATTGATCGGGTTACAATTGGAGATGATCAACTAGCCAGAGTTTCTGCAATCAATTATTTATCAGTTCTCACACGTCATGACATATCTGAGATAAGTGCAAACCTAACAAAAAACATGACGGTTTCTTCTATAATCGATGAAATTTTCACTATAACGGACGTAACGAATTTTATAACGCTAGGGACTAACGCCCCGGCCAATGATATAGTTGTAGTTGACCAGACTTTATTAAGGGGGTCTCTCTGGGATGTTCTGCAAGACCTCGCGTTTCTAAGCGCCTCTGTGCCATTTTTGGATGTAGACACACTTCACTTTAGAGACCGAAATACTGACGGGGTAGACGTTTGGACATTTTACGGAAACGGAAATAGGTCACCGGACATTTTAAAAATAAACAAATACGATGACGAGGGCGCGGATAGAGTTCGGCTTTCTTGGACGGATGAGAATACCGGGATAACGGTTCAGTCGCAGTCCACAACATTATTAGCCAGGTATGCGCTAAACCCGCAACGGGTAAATCTGGATATGTTCGGGAAAAGCCAATCAACATTGAGGGCAATATTAGACTCTCTAGTCAAATATTGGCAATTCCCTAGGCCCATGATAACCTTCACGTCAAAATGCATATTGAATCAAGTAAAAGTTGGGCAGCAAGTAAGAGTTGACGTTAAGCTCAGGCCTGTCGTTTTTTCATCAGATGGTACGTATTGGGGGAATTTTCAGTGGGGGCAAGCAGAATGGAAAGAGACCGATTCGTCGGAGACTGAACGAAAGGGCTCAATAATAATAAAATCTGGGGTTAAATGGATGGCAACGAGAATATTGACCGATTTAGACAATTGGACGTCAAATATTACAGCTGAAACAATAAAGGTTTGGAGAGCGTCATGACATTTATAGATTTACAAAACAACACTACAGCGGACGCGGATGACGTCATGGGGAATTTCCGCCACGTCAATTTTGGTAGCGACTTAATCCCCGTTGACACTGACGGGGACGGTGTAGATGCGGCGTTAGATTTGGGAAGTACATCTTTTAACTGGAAAGACGCCTATTTTTCGGGGAATATTGTCGCTTATGGTCAGTATAGAGCCTCTGGCGGGACAGCTGAGTTTTCTGGTGGAACAGTGGCATGCCCAAACAACGCTTGGACCGCAGTCAAGTTTAAAAGCGAGCTCGTCGCAACAACTGGGGTTAATAAAACGGGTATACTTCACAGCACATCATCAAACGAAGAGCGATGGGACCTTCAAGGGGCGGGCGTGTTTATTATTATTGGACAGGTTACATTTGTTGGGAATAGCACCGGAATTCGCGGGGTAGGCTTTAGAGTTGTCGGGTCTGACCAAATAAGGTCTTGCAATATCCAGACTGGAGTTGCTACAAATGATAATACGATAGGTTTTTCTGGATTAATAGAGACCTCTAGTTCTAGCACAGATATTGAAATGGTTGTTTTCCAAAATAGCGGTGGCACATTAAATATAAGGAAAAATTCTGTAAGTAGCGCGTCAACAACTCCAACCCAAGGCACGACAAATATTCAAATAATCAGGATAGCATAGTGACGTACTCCGGAACATTTAATGGGTTTGCAGGAATATATATTACAACAGATAATGAGGATGTCGCCCCAGTTTTAAAATGGGCTAGGTTTGAGCTTGGCGGGAAAGACATTGTGAATGGACTTGCAAGTGGGTTCAATACAATGTTTACAGTTGACATTTCTTCAATAACAAGCATTACGTCAAGATTTTTTAAGCTGTCACTAATAGGGGATGATGGGATTGTTGTTGACGGGCTGTCAATCTCTAACTATTCTGTAAATGGTGGTATTACCGATTTAACTTATCCGGCGTTTGATATCCAACCAAACGGATCTGGTTCTGTTATCATTCGGCAATGTTTGTATTTTGGCGGCGTATATGATGGTTACACGTCATATTTTCACACAAACTCTACAAACTGGGACGGTACAGCTAGCAACAGGGGGTTCCTAGATATGTTTTACACGGAGATATAAAGATGAATTCACTAGAGTTTCACATAAGAGAAAAGAAAAAAGGCAAAAAAGCTGACATTGTAATTGGTGAACTTCTTTTTATGCATGGAGATGAATGTATCCGCCAGTTCCCGGCAAACTCTGGCGGATGGGGCAATGGCCCGTTGCCAGTTGGCGAGTACAAATGCCACTCCGCCAGACCCTTGCCATCTGGATCACCAGATGGCCTAGGGACATGGATCATGGGGATAGAGCCTCTTTTCCAAACATCTAGATACAATCTTGCCATACATAAAGACGGTGGTGTCCCTGGAACGCTTGGCTGCATCGGTATAACCGAAGACGACCTAAAGTGCTTTGAGTTATTGAGAACACATGCCCCGAAAAGGCTAAGAGTTTATGATTCAAGAAATACTTAATGAGAGACAGAAGACCCACGGGGAATATAGCGATGTCGCCGAGACATACGCTGGACTATGTCGTCAAATAGATGCAGACGGTCTAAGTCCTTCCTCGTACCTGGCTATATCAATGATTTTCCAGAAAATAGCGCGAATAGTTAACGGTGACGCTAACTTCAAGGACCACTGGGTAGATATAATGGGTTACGCGGAACTTGCCAGGAAAGAATTGCATTAATGGAAGACATCGTACATCTAATAGGTAGCTCGTTTGCTGGCGGGGTTGGGGCAATAATATTGCTCAAAAACTTATTTTCAAGCAAGGAACAATTTGATAAACTTGAAAAAGTAGTGGAAGACATGAAAAAAGATTACGTAACGCATAAAACGCTTGAGTTAATGCTTGCGAGAATAACCGACCAACTAACAAATATTAGCGATTCACTAAAAGGGCTTACGTCAGAGAAGGGGAAACATGGAGGGCATCACGAGTGAGGAAATAGAGCTATTCCACTCTATGCATGAGATGCTAGCTCATTTAAATGATCGCATAAAAAATATTGAGCGTGATTTATTGAATATAAGAGCGGCAAACTCATCGCAAGTAGTAGTAATTGATCGGGCAATTTCCAATCTTGGGAAAATAATAGGGGACATGAGGTTTTTAAAATGAATTTTATTCTAGGATTTTTGGGCAATATTGGAACAGGCATTGTTACTTGGGCCGTTGGCGGCGTTGTGCGGTCATTCGTTGAGGAAGAGCTGCGTAAACAAGCAGATTCTTTAAAGACGTCAGTCATCGAAAAGATACAAGCGGATGTCAAAAAAGTTGACGACGAAGATTTGCAGAACGCGGCGCGTTACGCCGTCCGTTATGTCGCTAAGAATTTCCCAGATATTGACAACTCAGAAAAGCTGCAAAAGGCGATATTGACATTCCAGTCTATCACCCCACCTGTACTGGACTTTTTTATCTCTGACGCGGCGCTCAGAGGAATAATTGAGACCGCATACAGAGATGTAAAGAAGGACCTATCGTCTATCTAATAATTCTGACAATTCGCGCTCAGCGATTGAAAATGTCGTCGCTGAGTAGTTTTTATCTTGGGCTACAATGTCTTTGTACGGTTTTATCGTGATCATTTTAATGACGTTTCTTTTGCAAAGACTTTTTGCGTTTGCCCTTGATAGAACAACTAAAACATGTCCATCATTTATCGTTTTTGTTTCGTACCTTTTTTTCACAAACAAAACCAAATTATCTATATTTTTCATAAATTCTCCCTGTTTATAAAATAATTGAAAATCATTGTGAATTAAATACTGTACATTGTAAAGCGATTATTTAATGTGCCAGATAAAAAACACCTGCTTGTACTTTACGATGTACAGTGATACACTCCAACGCCTCAAACGGTAGGAGGCGGCGCAGTGATAGAAAATCAAATACAGGAATCAATGAGGGCGTCCGGTATATCCCCCCCGCCGGACATAAACATAGATGGTTTATTGCATCGTTTCGACAACGGAAAACGCGGGAAAACGGGTTGGTACGTTATATTCCCAGACGGTATCCCCGCGGGAAGGTTTGGGTGCTGGCGTGACGGCATAGATACTACATGGCGTGCGTATGTAGACCGTCCGCTATCGATGATGGAGCAAATGTTACACGCTCGGCGGATGTCAGAATCAAAGGCACTCAGAGACGAGGCGAGAGCATTAGCCCAATCGGTAGCTGCTGAATCCGCGCATGAGATTTGGGAGTCCTGCCAAAACGCTTTAGAGCACCCGTATCTATTACGTAAAAACGTTCCTGCACTTGGCGCTAAAATAAACCACGATGGGCGGCTAGTTGTGCCAGTATTTGGGGCAGACGGGGAGATTCAGTCCTTGCAGTTTATATCTGATACGGGGGAAAAGCGTTTTTTAAAATCGGGAAAAATGCATTGCGGTCACTACGTTATAGGGGATATATCGGCAGGCCCGGTATATATTGCCGAGGGGTTCGCAACGGCTGCAACTATACATGTGGCAACTGGTGCGGCTACTGTCGTCGCTTTTAGCGCCGGGAATATTGGCGCTGTGGCTGGATTATTTAAAAACAAAATAGGATCGACTAGGGATATTGTTATAGTCGCAGATAACGACGAAAACGGGGTTGGCCAGTCTGCGGCGATAGCCGCTGGAGAGGACGCCGGGTGTAGAGTAATAATCCCCCCGGCTATCGGTGACGTGAACGACTACCGAGCTGCTGGCGGGGACGTTTTGACACTACTAACTACAGAAAAAAAATCAGGGTGGCTTATACCTGTATCTGAGTTTTGCGCACAGCCTGCGCCGATAAAATGGTTTGTGCGTGGATGGCTACAGCAAAACGCGCTGATAATGATCCACGGCCCAAGCGGCGGTGGGAAAACGTTTGTTGTCCTAGATTGGGTTTTGCGAGTATCCGCCGGCGTTTCAGAGTGGGCCGGGGCGAAGGTTTCAACCGGGCCAGTGGTTTATTTGGCCGGTGAGGGACATCACGGTCTGCGTGGTAGGATATCCGCTTGGAAAGAAAAAAATGGCGTTGCGCCACAAAATATGTGGCTCTCTAGTGACGGATGCAATCTAAACACGCCAGAGGGTTATATCGCTGTAGTTGATAGTGTGAAATCGTTACCAGTTGCCCCGAAAATAATAATAGTGGACACCCTGCATAGGTTTTTGCACGGCGACGAGAACAGCGCACAGGATGCAAAAACCATGATAGACGCCTGTGGGGGTCTTATGCGTGAATTTGGATGCTCGGTCGTTCTAGTGCATCACACGGGGTCCGGCGGGACAGATAGAGCCCGTGGATCTACAGCGTGGCGCGGGGCGCTTGATATTGAAATAGGAATAACGCCAGGTGAAAAGGGTGGGCCCATAAAAATATCTCAGCACAAAAGCAAGGATTCTGAGGCATCTAAAGATGTTTACGTAACACTTGAGAGCGTTGTTATTCCTGGGTGGGTTGACGAGGACGGGGGGGCAGTTTCTAGCGCGGCAATAGTTTCAGCAGAGGCCCCGCAGACAAAAAAAACAGATACAGCACAGCACATGAAAACGTTTTCCAATGCGTGGTTTGCTAGCGGTGCGGAAACGAGAGACAATCGACCGTACGTTTCAAAATCTGCGCTCAAAAATAAACTATCAGAGGACGGGCGCAGTGAGCGGACTATAAAAAACGATTTAAACCCGTCCTATAATGACAAGTTAATAGGGTTCTTGATCGTGAATAATTATATCCGGGCTTATGAGCACGGGTGGGTCGTTATAAATGAAACGCAGTCTAGTGCGATGATGATTTCACGCATAGAGCGTTAAATATAAAGTAACATAATTAATGTTACTCGATTAACTTTAAATATAAAATAACCCCGCCAAGGTTGCGCATTGTAAAAAGGCGTGGCGGGTATGTTTTTTCAGAAAATATTAGAGCCGAAACTTCATGGCCGCAATAATCCAAACCTGGGGCCTTCTGAAACAGAATAGTCGACTGCCGGCATAGTAACTTCACGAACATTATCTTCAACGCCATCTATAACCTTCTGATACGTCCCTTCTTTGTATCCGCCTTCCTGACGCTTGTGATTGAGCTTGTTTTTCTTCTCATATAAGTCAAATACTTCTGTGGCATCCATTCCAATTACGGTGCACATAGACACCCAGAAGTGCAGGATGTCGACCAACTCAACCTTTGCGTTGTCCCAATCATTCGCCCCCTTTTTCCAAAATTTCCAGTCTAGAGAGTCGATCAACTCGGCCTGCTCTTGCTGCATAGCCAAGTGATAGTTCTTTAACCAATGGACTTTTGCCTCATTACTTTTAATAATCTGATACAGCCCCGGCACTGTTCTTTCGTTGAGCTCAATTTGCGCTTTAAATACATCCTCTAAGCTATTAATCATATTGTTTTCTCCTAATTCCAAACTATACTATTCATATAGTTATTTTATAAATGGACTAATAATGTATATATTTTTCAAAAACTATACATATGAAATCACCCAATTATTTTCTTGCAAATCCAACCGATTGTTATGTAGGAAAACATGACAAATAGGCCAATAATTGTCTGCCATCCTCCATCCGAAAGTACGATCAACCCAGAACCTCCACACATATGCAGGGAAAGCGCAATTAACCCCATTTTTCGATTAGTCATTCTACCTCCTGGCTAACCGGCAATTTAGGCAACGGCATCCAGTGCGTAGGGATGGCCGTATATACATTGTAGTCGTCTGGATATTCGTGATACGTGAACTCCTTATTTTCGTTATAAAAACCCGAAACAACTTGAGGGTATTTAGGGTTATTCGCTACAACCGCGATAAACGTTTCCCCTGAATCTTCAAACCCGGATTTACCCCGTTTCCAGGGGGTGTGTCTGGAGTTCCATAACTCAAAATGGTCCCCATCGGTTGCATTTGGGCCTCTAGCACCGCATGCGTCACAATACGCCTGGCTAATCACGCCTAGAACTGCAGGGATCTCTGAAGTATATGTACTCCCACAAAACGGGCATGGTTTAACCTCTGTGTTCATTTGTTCTTGTAACACCTTCGTTCCATAGTTTAATAGCCATGCTCTCTGTCATGGCCTTGGGCCCTTGAGCCCCACAGCTTTGACAAATCATTTTGTGGCTTCCATAACTTGTCCCCAAATACGAAAGAGCCGCTTTGCAAAACGGGCATAATTTAATTGCTATCGAACCCATCCCCTGCCATGAATTATCATCAATTTTCATATTTTCACTCCATTTCTTCTTTGGCCAACTCCGCGATAATAGCGTCTGCCAAAAGCACGCATCTCCACGCTATTTTCTCGGCAAACTCCCCGTTATTTGCATAAACACCCAACGCCTGCGCTGCAAAAAACTCTCTTTTAGATAGTCCTCTGTGAAAAATTAAAGTATCTTCGGGCCCAAATAACACCATGGGGGTGATTGGTTGTGTTTTTTTTAGAATGTCGTCCATTTCTTCTGCGGATTGATTTTTTAGTATTGTCATGATTTAACCTTCTTTTTAGTCGAGTAAGTAACGGGAGTGTGTTTATTCATTCTAAAAAGTCTCCTTTGTGTGTATCTCAAAGTTTTTCCCGTCCAGCGTTACCACCATTGGCCCCTCTTCGTTTAAAAGCTGAGTAACGGCGAAAATGCACATGTCCGTCACGTCTGTTTTTTTAGCCCCCCAGACACCAGACCTCAACGGCACCCCCGCATAGATTCGTCCTGACAATTCAGAAATAGCAACCACAATATTTTTCATCTCATCTTACCTTTCATAAATCCCATACTGTCCCATACTAACCCCCAAGCCGCCAAAAAAACTAAAAAACATAACCACAGTAGACAAATGAGCACCAGGTTTCCCCCGAAAATGTAGTGTAGAATAGGCGGGGCGGCCACAATGGCGGCGAATAAAAAAACACAAAATAGTGCAACAAAAAACGATTTTAATAGCCTACTCATCTAACACCAAACTCCCTATTTTAATATCCTCCGCAGCACGAATCATGCCTTGTAAATACCCAATAGCAAAAGCCTCCTGAAAAATAGGTGCCTCCTGATCACTTGGGCGTTTTTCATGTGGGATACTCTCTAGCCATATCAAATAAGCATCTTTTATCATTTGGGATATATTTGGTTTCATCTCATCTTCTCCTTCACAAACGACCTAAACTCGGCCGGGCCACTAAACACCCTTTTGTACTCCCCCATACCACAAAGCGAAACTCTCCCGTCCCCATACATACAGACTTCCACCCCAGGCCCAGCATCAAAAAACACATTCCCGCTGGGGGACGTGTGTTTATAACAGTCCCCAAAGCACGCTTTGAGCGTGTTTTCGATTGAAAACTGACGTAGTGCTATTTGTTTTTTCATTTTTTTTCCTTTGCCCATAAATTTGGCTTGCTTTGCTTTCTAGCTGTACCTGGTTTTATAATGTTGTAACGTTTTAAATGTTTTCTTACTGTTTCCTTTTTAACGCGAAGCGCAGTTGCTATCTCAGAAACGGGCATGGAGAAATACCAGCCCCTCCATTTGTCCTTTGGAATATTTTTTAATGGGACCAACATAATTACCTCCTATGGCAAGAATTATACAGATAGATCTTTACAATGTAAAGCTCTTTTACTTTACACAATAAACACTCTGTAGTATCCTCATTTTTGGAGGAAGACATAAAATGAGCACAAAAATATCACTAGAGGATTTAAAAAGAAAAACACCGATGGCGTCAAATAAAACAGAGCTTGCAGGAATGCTCGGGGTTACAAAGCAGTATTTGGAATATTTTTTAAAATCTAACGGGCTTAAAATAGAGGCAAAACTTGCTTTCTCAATAAAAGAGAAGCCGCGCTTTTAAAAGCGCGTTTTTTTTTCTACGTCTAAAAATACTTTTTTAGCCGAATCTATGCCGTTACAAATAGCGCAAACATAGCCAACGCCAGAAAGGTATTCTAGCCACTCAACCTGTTTTTCAGTCGCTCGTCCCGATTCGTCTTTCATCTCGATGAATAGCCTTAAGGCCGGCACAAATAGGTCCGGCACGCCAGCAGACGCGCCTTCTGCCTTCAATTTGGCCGCCGTGGTGATATTTCTAAGCCCCCCGTTTGGGATTGCAAATATTTTATGCGGTGAATTTTTTCTAACCCAGGAAACAAACTCGCGTTGCTCTACATGTTCACTCCGTTTCATAGTCTGGCTCATCTATTTTTTGGGTTGGGATTATATGACGCGGTGACACCAGAACCTCATGATTCTTCCCTCGGCGCTGCACATATTCTGCCGGGATCGTTCGCCCATCAAAAACAATCAAGACAAGATCCCCGCGCTTGTATTCCTTATCCATTTTTATGGTTTCCATTTTAAAAAATCCTTTCTTTGACGTTAAAATATTTTCCAGACCGCCTATATTTTATCAAAGACGGGCATTTTGCTTTGTTCATATGCTCACATATTGATTGGGTGTCAAATGGCATCGCTTGAGTGTCTGCGCCGGACTCATTCGCCAATTTCCCAAGCATACGCATAGCCAATCTACCCGCTATCCCATCATGATTAATCGCAAGCGGCTCTGTTACGTAATCAATTATGCCAGGCCCTTTGTACCTAATCATGATGATGTCTTTTCCGCTTGCCCTGCTTTTGTGCGGCAACCACTGCCAGCTTTCCACTCTCATTTCTGTCAATTCTATGCCCATGATGTCATCGCCGCGAAGCGTTAGCTTTTTTTCTTCTGGCGGTGGAAATTCTGCGCCACAATTTGTGCAACTCCGCGCAGATATAGCGACAATTTCCCCGCATTCGTCGCAAACTTTTACCGGAGCATCGCCGCCTTTTCCCCCGCTTTTTTCTGGCGGGGCTACTGCTGTTATAGGCCCGTGCATAGCCACGACCCCGGCAAAGTCCAGCACCAGGCAGTGATCGGTGTGTGCTTTAACGCGTAGCCCACGCCCAGCCATCTGGACATACAGCCCCGGCGACATTGTAGGCCGTAACATTACAATTAAATCGATATCCGGGTAATCAAACCCAGTTGTCAAAACATTTGCATTTGTAACCGCTTTAATGCGCCCACTTTTAAAATCATCTATCGCTTCTTTACGTTCTTTTTTTGACATATCGCCGGTTATGCATTTTGCGGGGATCCCGCCATAGTTGAGAATGTCTGCGATATTTTGCGCGTGAGAAACCCCAGCACAGAAAAAAAGCCACGCTTTTCTATCGCCAGCCATTTCGATGACTTCGTTTACAACTGCATAGTTTTTCTTGTCAATATTCACGGCGGCTTGCAATTCTTTTTCAATAAATTCACCGCCGCGCTTATGCACCCCATCGACGTTAAGCTTTTCTTTTGTGACCTTACTTCTTAATGTAGATAAAAACCCCTTATAAACAAGTTCTTCAATTCCAACGGGCTCAATCAGTGCGTCAAATATGGCCGGTTTGTCTGTGATATACCCGTGCCCTAAACGGTACGGCGTTGCCGTCAATCCTATCACTCGCAATTGCGGGTTAATGTTTTGCAGGTTACCCAAAAATGTACGGTACCCGCCCTCGTCTTTATGGCCAACCAAATGACATTCGTCTATGATTACGATATCAACGTGCCCTACATCGGCCCATCGTTTACTGATTGATTGAATTCCTGCAAACGTGATTGGTTCGTCCAGCTCTTTTTTACCGAGGCTAGACGAATAGATCCCCATGGGGGCGCCGGGCCAATGCTCCCTCATTTTCTCGGCGTTTTGTTCTATCAATTCTTTGACGTGAGTTAGCATTAAGAGCCTAGTTTCTGGCCATTCATGCAAAATTTCTTTGCACATCGCCGCCACGATATGGCTTTTCCCCGCGCCAGTTGGGAGAACTAGGCACGGGTTCCCATCGTTTTTTTCAATCCAGGTGTATAGCTGGTCAATAGCGCGGCGTTGATATTCCCTTAGCACGATAATTTATTCCAATCTATCTTCCCAATTGGCCAATCATTTTTTCTAACGCCAACATAAACGGCATCACATCGCCAACAATATTTTTTACCGTACGGACCCTTTTTTACCCACCGCTTAGGATTCCCGGACCACCACCCACAGTTAGTGCAGGCGGTGATCCTTGGATAAACATCACGGAAAGCTATTTTTAGTTTTAAGCGCGTTCCCATGGGGCTTTCTTCCTAGACAGCGCTTGTGCTTCTTGTGCGTATTGTGCGTATGGGTTTGTAGACGGGAGCTTTGGCATATCAACCGGCGTTTTTGATGAAATTTGACGATAGTCAGATACTATGTTTCTGTCATCATACCCTGGCTCTTTTTTAGATTTAACCTGTATTTCTACCGGGGCGCCAATAAGCTCATCCGTGTCCGAAATAGTCTCCATGCCGCAAGATCTCATTATTTTACCCAATTCTTCGCGCCCAATAGCCTCGGCAACGCTACTTTTATTGATTATGTTTAGATTTACAAAAACGCTTCTATTCGCATAATTTGGCCCAATAATTGAGAACCTGACCGAGATATATTTGCCAGAACCATCTTTGGTAGTACGTAAATCTGCCGTTTCAATAACCGCTTGATACCAACCGTCTGGGACAAGACCCATCTTTTGAGTCTCTGGGATATCTGCCAAAAATATTGCTTGATCTAGTTTCATTTTAATTTCCTCCTAAAATATTGTGTTTATAATTATATTAAAATTAATTTACTTCGTAAAGACTTTTTTAATACTTTTCCTCCTCTATTTTAAATGATGGCCTGCCTATCTTTGTGGATATTGCAGGGGAAAGCTTTTCTTTAACGTCTGATGGCGCAGTTTTCCACGCTGCTTTTTCCAACTCAGGTTTCCATCGGAACAGTCTAGTCAGCTCATTCTCTACCCCGTGAATATTGGCGAGCTCTTGCAATAGATCACCATTTACCTTGACTGTCTCGGGTAATGAGTAGGAGATGTGATATTTTTTGGGATAATCAAAAAGTGTGAAAGTTAAACTTCTTTTGCCAGTTGGGAAATTCGCGAGCATAGTGTCCTCTACCGTCCGCCTTGCATCTTGAATCTTGTCCTCTAGTCTTTTTAATTTCTGCCAGCGCTTTGCTAGATATTCATAACCGTTACCATTCATGATTTTATCCTATTTTTTATTTTTTCGATTATTTGACCAAGATCTGGTGCTTCCCAAGGCTCACATGCGCCAGATCTATTTTTTGCCTCATAGATGCCATCTGTAACACACATGAGCGCGGACATTGATTCTCCAGTCTCAGGGTCTTTTTCTTTACGTAAACAGTAGACTTCGTCAAACTGATACATAATCTCACGAGAAAGCGTTTTTCCTGGCATGGCCGGAGCGTAAAGAATCCGCCCCGTCTCGTCCTGCTCTTTATCTATTTTTGCGGTCATGTAAACATCCACCGGCAATGCGCGAAACGCGCGTACAATTTCAATAAATTTTTCGTTCAAATTCCCATACGCAGCCCGCCCATCCTTTGTCGCCCTTTTTTCGTGCGTTAAAACAATCTCGGCTATTTCTGAGATGCTGTCTAAAACTATGGTTTTATAACCACCTTTCTGGGCCATTTCATACGCAAGCCAAAGCTCCGCCATGTTGGTAACATCAACATAAGGGAGGTCAATATCAAGGCTCAAAAGCCCCCCCTCTGCGCTAATTATGAAGGGGTTTTCAAGCGTTTGTGAAAGTCTTGTTTTACCGGCGCCCGCCGCTCCATAAACAAGAATATTTACATTTGTGTTTTCTAAATTCCTAGTCCGTTTTATTTGCATTTTTATACCTCCTAAGTTTTGCCTGATTATATATTTTATTATTTACCTTGTAAAGCGCAATCTACACAAAATATCTTTGCATAACCGTTGCTAATATGATGACCGAGAAGCGGTGTGCTGTAGCCTAAAATTTCAGCATGTATTTTAATCGTTTCCTCTGTAACATGCCCGGCTATAATGAACCCCAAGCGTGGCTCTACTGGGGAGCTCTCGCAAACGTAGGTTATATTTCCCATCATTTGGTCGCCTCTTCTTGCAACTCGTTTAGAAGGTTGCGGGCGTCCTCAATAGCTATAGCGGCATAAGATTGTAGCTCATTTTGTTGTATTTCCAGCGCCAATTTCAAAACATCCGGGAAAATCTGTATAATCGCCCTTTCCAGGAACTTAATAAACTCCACCGGAACCGGGTAATAATTTTTTGCCCCGTCATATTCCTGGTAATACAAACAGACTTCCCTCATTTCCAATGAGCGGATACATCCAAACCCTCCACCTCCCCCCGAATACGGCTTGCCAATTTTGTTGGCCCAGTCTTGAGCCATAAGAAAAAGATCCTTTTTTTGTTTGTATTCTTCTATCGTTAACATTTTAAACTCCTCCACTAAACAAACCGCTACAAATAAATGACAAATCAGAAACACTACATTTTGGGGCCTCAAAGATTCTAAGAATTTTTAAAAATTCCGGGGAATCTTTATCAATGATCATAAAAGACCCAAATTTATTTTTCCTAATAAAAATTGTCCCAGAGTTTACAGAGAGGCTGACAAAATACTCTGGGGTGTTTAAAATTACTTCATCCCGCGATATATCCTTTTTATTCATTTTCTTTAATAAAATGTCTTTCAATCTCAATCGCCGCTTTGGCCATTCTGTAGGACATTTCAATCATTTTAAAGTCTGGGGTGTCACGTCCTGTCCCCTTCCCCTCTTGTCATTCTAACCGGGGGAGACTTCCTCACCGAATAACCAGCGGCTTTCAGTTGCGCGTTTATTTGTTTTTTGTGTATTGCCCAAAATCGTGCATCTGGGGATTGTTCTATCATCTCTCTCCAAGCGACTATCCCCTCCTCAGTGTTGGGGTAATAACTAACAAAAAGCCCTTCTTCTCTATAATGTAAATCTGTTTTCATCCCAGCACCTCCAAAATCAAACCGTCACAGCGAAATAACATTCTAGCAAGGTCCTCACAGCTGAGGCGCATAATCCTAGTAGCACCGGTCGAAATTCTGGTCACTCGTACTTGTTTCATCTTAATTCCTCCTAAGTTTTGACTAACTCGACACATCTATTTTATAAAAAACTTAATAACTCGTCAACAACTTATTTTTTAAGCGCCCAAGTCACTTTTTTTAAAAAATGCTTGTTCGCGAATACGGAAACAGCCTGTTTTGAAACATTTAATTCCCTAGCTATATCCGATATTTCTGCCCCTTCATCAACCAGTCTTTTTTGGTAAAACTGAATTTTTGCCGGGTCCGCGCTGACGCCTCTTTTTGCTTTCATTTTTTATCCTTTTATTTTTCGCATATATGCTGGCAAAACAGGTTCAAATACATACGGGTCTGTATACAAATAATTCCTACCGTCCAATGCCTCAAATATTGGGTAACTATCGTCTACACCACGAATGAGAGTCTGGAATGTGCTTCTAGTAACAGGGACTCCACGGCAAACAATGGCGGGTATAAATTCTCCGTTTCCAAATACCCCGGCGTCTGTGTTGTTTGCGCACTCAATCAATACCGTATCTCCAAAGGCAATCCCAAGGGCTTCCATCTTTTTAATAGAGTCAGCCACCAACCACCAGGTTGTGTTCCAAGTTTTGTAATCTAGTTTAATCATTTTATTTCCTCCTAAGTAAATTTGATGCCGTTATTTTAACGAATAAATATTTAATCGTCAATACTCATTTTTGCTATTGTCAAAAAATGGCACAAAAAACGCGTTTGAGGCTAAAAGTTATTGACCCGTGCGTACCCTAGGGTTACCCTGGACACGTCTAGGGTACACACGCGTCAATAGGTTTTAAAGTGCGCGTTTTAATACATATATAATATATTGAATAGTTAATAGGCTTAACCTCAAAATAGATAGTTATCCACAGGTTATCAATAGGCTTTACCCTAACAAAAAATCGGGTCTTTTCTTGGGGTTTTTATACCTGCCCACTAGGGGGTTGGAGTTATACACACCACACCCCCCCCTAAAGGGGGGTGTGGGGTGTACCCCCGTTTGGGAGGGTTAAAATACCCCCAAGACCTGGGCCGCCGGTGCCAGGGTACAGAAAAAACAAATCGCTTGACGATGTAAAGTTTTTTGGGTTATTGTTGGGCCATAATATTTTTGGGAGGAATTAAAATGAACAAATTAAATGCGCTGGAAATAGAAAATATATTGGACAATCTTATCCCGCTTATCACAGAGCAGAAAGATTCCGAATTCTTTAGATTTGTTATAGGTGAAAAACTTGAATCGTGCACATCTAGTGAGGCGGTTATTTTTATAAATAAACTAATCGGGAAAAATAGGCGTAGATAGTGAGGTTTATTTTTTGGTGTGTAATTGCCGGGCATGTTTTGGGGCGTATTTTCTTTGGAATAATAGGCCCCCCATGGAAGTGAGGATATTATGAATGATGTAGATTTAACGGGCCTGATTCATTTTTTTGATGAGTTAAAAAAGAAGGGCCTCAACTGCCACCTTATTTACTACTGGCACGGCGCTAATTTCTTTTTAAATGTTATGTGCGGGGAGTTTTCCGTGTGGGTGCGGCCTGTTATTTCAGGAGAAAAATGTTTTTTAAAATATGAGGATGGGTCCGATATTCCGTGGGACGTCTACACAGCAGAAGGGGCCTATTTGGCGGCAAATAACATCGTGAATACGTTTTTAAGAAAAGCAATTGAAGTGATTGGGTAGGGCCTAAAAATGAGCTGTATTGGATTTTTTTATTTTTTTTGTGTCGTCATAGCTTTGTTGTTAAATTTTTTGATTATAGGGGCTATATTGTGCGCTTAGCATTTGGGAGTAACTGTTATGGTGAAAATTATTTTGTCATTGATTTGTTTTTTGGCTATAGCATCCCTTTTTCGATTAAAATCGGGATCAACTAAATTTTTGGTTTTGGGAAAAAACGCACAAAAAAATATATTGGCGGCGTCCATTGCGAGGGCTACGGAATGTTAAAAATAGTCGGGGCATGTCTAATTGGTGTTGGTGGGTTTATGATTTTTAGCTTGTCGTACACATACGCAGATGGTGATGTTGTAGGTGCATTTATTATATCTATGTGTGTTTCAATTATTGCCGGATCGGGTGTGTTTTGTTGTGTGGCAGAGGATTTTTAATGGGACGGCGATATGGGCACATGTCAAAGATTTTTTTCAACGGCGAAAAATACGCGCACGTCAAAGTCGGAAAATCAAATGGCGTTACAAAGGTGTTTGTGGTGGCCGGGACATCTGACCGCGGCGATAAAAACAATCATTTGCTATTTGCAAAATCCGGGAAAAACATATCTGTACCGCTCAATGTAAATAAAGTTATTGGCCGACTTCTTCTTTTCGGTTACAAACAAGTTGAAATAAAAAATTTTACGTGATAAAATTTAGCCGCAGCGCCGCCGTTTTTACCTCCTAAGTTTGCCGGCGGCGCTTTTTATAGATTTTTAAAGAATTTCTCTTTATGGAGTAAAATTTGCCGTTCAATGAAAAAAGCCTAAAAAATTTAATACCAATGAAACCTGGGCAAAGCAGCAACCCCGCCGGGAAACCAAAGGGCGCAAAAAGCATTACTAGTCATTTGCGTGATCTTTTAGAGCGTCAAATACAAATGGGGGCTAGCAAAATATTGCCTGGCGGTGGCCAGATAACAGCGGGGCAGGCTGTGGCCGTTGCATTGATTGCCGGGGCTATCGAAGGGGACACGGCGAAAATCCGCGAATTATTGGACCGTATGGACGGAACATCAAAGCAGGTTTTGGAAATTGAGAATAACGAAAAACCAGACGCAGACAAAATATATTCTGATATAAGATCACGGCTTTCGCAGGCGAGAAAAAATGCTATCAAGCCAAAAAAAAGCAATTCTAAAAAGAATAAATGAAGCTAAAGAAGCGCTTGATCTGGGGGTTGTTGATTATAACGACTTTTGCCTTGTTATCAAAGACGCTGAAAAAAAACTTGACGCGATAGAGTTTGAGGAACGCAAAAGCGATATCCTCGCTTGGGGGCGTTATTATTTCCCGGACAAGTTCAATTTGCCGTTTTGCGAGGAATTGCATAGGTACCTAATATCTATAGCCGATGACCCATTTACGGACACTCTGGCGCCACGTGGGCACGCAAAGACAACAATAAAATGCTTTTTAATCCCAATATATTACGCGCTTAATTACCCGAAAAAGTTTAGGCACTACGTCAATATCCAATCTACGGCAACAAAGGCAGTTAGCGTCAATCTTTCAATACGTCAAGAACTGGAAGAGAACGAACTTATATTGCGTGACTATGGAAAGCTTGATAGCAAAGACAAATGGACAGAAAAGCAATTTGCTTTAACTAATGGCGTTGTGTTTACCGCTGTAGGTGCTGGAGAGTCATTTAGGGGAAAGAATTACCGCAACATTCGTCCAGATTACATCATAATGGATGACCTCTATGACGAGGACGATATGGAGAACCCAGAACGTGTTTTAAAAAAAAATAGATGGTTCTGGGGAACGGTATATAAATCGACGGCTGTGGGTCGTGCAACGTGTATACATATCCAGGGGACGGCGATACATAGCTCCGACCTAATGCACCAGCTTAAAAAAAGCTCACGTTGGAAGTTTCGGAAATTTACCGCTTGCGATTTTGATACCGGATATGTTTTGTGGCCAGAGAATAACACGCTCGATAAACTAATGGCGGACCGGTCCGATATGGGCAGCATTATTTTTAACCGTGAGATGCTAAACGAGCTCAGAGATGATCACGCGTCAATAATCAAGAGCCATTACATTCGCACTGTTGATTTTATGCCTGACGTAAAGATTCAATACAGAATAGGTGCTATTGACCCAGCAGAAAAAACAAGCGAGCTTAACGACTACACGGCAAAAGTTGTTATGTACGTAACAGAAGAAAAAGACATCTACATAGTTGACATAAGAAACGACAAGCTATCGTTTAACGAAAACAAAAACGACACTATACAGATGCATAACAAGCACAAGCTGGCAATCGTTCCATTTGAGACAAACAAGGCGTTTGGCTTGTATGAGGAGCTAAAGCGGACAACTGGTGTCCCTGTACGTGAAAGAATTACAACAAAAGACAAAATTACTCGGCTAATAGCGGTTTCAGCTTTTTTTGAAAACGGGAAAGTTTTTTTCGTCAAAAAAGATATTAGCGAAAAGATTTTGACAGAAGCCATAGACCAGTGTATCTATAACACCCCTACACACGACGACATAAGGGATGCTATTGTTTTGGGTATTGAAGAAGTTTCAAAGTTACGTCAAGCATTTGTCGGATAGGAGAAAAGCGGAAAATTGAACATTTTAAACAGGGTCAAAAACATTTGGAGCCTATCTGCAAAATCAAGCGTTTTTAATAGTCCGCATTTTGGAGACACAGCAATTGTCGGTAGGAAGCGCATAAACACAGACAGCGATGAGTTGGCCGCCTATGCCGGATATGCGGCGATAGTGTCCGCATGTGTGGATGCAATTACAAGAGACGTTTGCTCGCAAAAGTTAACGTTTAAAAACGTAAAAACTGGCGAGTTGATAGATAACTCACGGGTCCCAAAAAACATTATCGCCCCCTACGTTGGCAATTGGCGCGGGCTTTGGCTTCGTGATGTTTTGAATGTGATCGTGCCATCCAAGCTTTTGACTGGAAACGCGTTCATCTGGAACACAAAGGGGACTGCATACGGTGAGCTTTATAACGTCAGAGATTCATTTATCCCTATCCCAGCACATAACGTAAAAATAAATCTTAATGTCAATGGGGAAGGTATAGATTTTTATGACGTAAAGCTTGGTGGTATGGTCTACCAGGTAAAACCTGACGAGATGATCCATATCAGACAGAACCCTATCTATTCCCCATTTGTTGGCGTTGGCAACATAGCTAAGGCGCGGTTATTGATAGAGGGGGAATATGCCGCCACTGAGTATATAAACGCGTTTTTGAACGAGGCCCAGGGAGCTCCAACGATGATCATGATGGACAAGACGCCGATGGAGCATGACCAGAAGATGCGAATGGCTGACATGCTCAAACAAAAATGGTCATCAAAAATTATGTACATGAATGTTGACGATGCAAGCATTATCCAAAATTCATTGTTGACGAGAGATTTTGACTTTCTTGAGAAAAGAAAGTTTGACATGGAATCAATGCTGGCGGTTTTTGGTGTGCCAAAAATAGTTCTTGGGATACCTGAGGGGTCTAACAGAGCAACGTCAACGAACCAAATACCGCTGTACTATAAATCTACAATCAACCCATGTATAAAAGAGCTATCCTATTTTTTCACAAATCAACACGTAAAAAAATACTCAAATGATATAGAAGTTTGTTTTGAGACGCACGCCTCCGGTGAGATAGACGAGGTAGAAAGGATGCTGTTAAATGGTATTATCACTCCGAATAGGGCGTCCGAAATCATGGGCCAGTCTGTTGATATCGATGATAGCTCTCGGAATAATTACTATGTTCCTGCTAGCGTTGTTGCCAGCGGCGGTCCTTTGGATGCTCCTATCGTCAATCAAGAGGATGTCGCGGACAACGACGAAGAACCGGTAAAGAAAGATTTGTCAGACCCTAGAAACGTTGACGCTATAATTGAAACTTTTAACAAAGCTACTGGGTATGATCGACTTTACCAATCGCGATTTGTCCGCAAATCTTTATTGTCTCGCAATATTATAGAGGAAAAGTATTCCGCTGTTGTCTCTGATTATTTTAAGAGGCTAGAGTCTGGCGTTTTAGATATTTTCAAAAAAAAGTTTAACGTAAAAGCAGACGTTGACCCTGAGGATATAAAAGACTTTGAGTCGTCAGTTGTTATATATCTAGGAGAGAATATACAGGCAGAAAAAGAAATGTTGACGCCGCTTCATACATCCGGAGTGCAGCGAGCCATCGGGGATATAAACGGGATCACAGGGGCCGCGATTTCGGCGTCATTCTCTAACCCATTTGTTAAAGGCGCGGTTGAGAACCTGGCAAATAAGATAACCGGCATTCTAACAGAAACAACGAAAAAAGACTTGCGTAAACTTTTCGCAAAGGCGATAGACGAGGGCTGGAATGTAAACGCAATCCAGGACGCTATCCAGTCAAAGTTTAACCAATATCAAACGACACGCGCTAGAATGATTGCCAGGACAGAGGCGCGGGCAGCCTGGGACGCTGGCGCAGAAGTCGCATACAAAGACATTGGGGTTGAAAAAGTTGACGTTATAGGCTGTACTATGTTTGAATGGAATTCAGATTGCGGGCGTAGGGGTATCCCTGTTGGGCTGATTAGCTCTCTCAAGTTCCATCCAAACCACATCGGGTCATTGGCCCCATCAGAGGAAAAAAGATGAAGACAAAAGAATCAATTATCACAGATTACAAGCTATTGACGGAAGACGGGGCCACATATATTACAGGTTACGCCAACAATAAAGGCGTTGTAGATAGCTATGGCGATATTGCAACGTCAATTAATGGGCAGCCGGTATACAACCTAACAAAGCGTTTTCAGTATAACCCTGTGGCGCTAGTTGATCATGGCCGTAGTGTTGGCAATATATTTGGGGCGTTTGTTTTGGGGCCTGGGGCAACGTTTGAGGACGAGAAAGGGCTTCATATCAAACTCAGATTGATGGATGACCCCCAGACGGAAATCGCAAGACACGCAGTAGCGGCGTATAGATCCGGGGTTGCCCGTGCGTTTTCAATCGGTGGTGAATGGATCTATGACGACCCAACAAACAAGTCGCACTTGACGTCAGCTATTATCTATGAGATTAGTGGGGTGGCTATTGGTGCGGATCCAGTGGCACTGTCAAACGCTCCACAGTATAAATCGATGGACAAAGAAGCTGAAGGGCGAGAGTCCCAAAAGGTTTTGGAAATTCTCATCGCTGAGTACAGGAAAAGTTTGTCAAGTCAGATATTGTCCGCAATTGAACATATTCAAAAAAGAAAAGGTGACGCATGAATTTAAAAGCTCTTATTGAGAAACTTATTGCAGAAGGAAAGTCTGACGCCGAAATCGCTGCTGCTGTAGCAGATTACAAAGAAGGCGAAAAAGCTGCTTCAACCGACACGATCGTGTCTTTGATTTTGGCCGGACGTAAAGCCGCCGATATCCAAGCCTCTTTGGGCGCAAAACTTTCTGCACGTGCAGCTGAGGAAGCCGCAGAAGCAAAAGCCGCCGCAGAGGAAGCAAAACTTGACGCAAAGCTTTCTGAGAAATTAAAAAGCATTGGAATTTCACCTGGTAAATATGCTAACCAGAAATCATTAAAGCGCTTCAACCATACAACTGGTAAAATTGAGGACGTAAGTGATTTGACTGACGCGTACAAAGGTTTCAATGACCTCATCTCAGCAGCTCACGCAAAAGACATGGCATCTGTAAAGTCTATTTCAAATGAGATTGACCGTGAAAATGACCGTGTTGAAGCAGCCATGATGGGCAAGGCCACACCTACGGTTTCTGACGTAACAACCCGTGGCGGATTCGCAATCCCTACCGAAGTTTCTATGTCAATTTCTCAGTTGACCCAGGCCGCGTCTTTGGTTTTGCCTTACGTAAACAAAGACAACGTTGTTTTTAACTCTAAAATCTATCCGGTAATGTACGGTATCACTGTTGACTATATCGCTGACCAGTCTTCGGCGGTAGGTGAATCAAACCCAACTTTTACCAACCCAACGGTGAACATGAAGCGTTTGGGTGCATATTCTGCAATCTCAAATCAAATCATCTACCAAAAGGGCGCCGACCTCGTAAATGCGTTTATCTCTGCGTATTCCTCAGCATTGGCAAAGAAGCTTGACCAGCAAATCACAATTGGTAACGTAACTGGAAGCGGCGATGGCGTGGATGGGATTGTTTTTGACGCTTTGACGTACCTTCCAACCGCAATGGCTCTTTCCAACTTGACAATCGGCAGCCTCAAAACCATCTTGAACTACCTTAGCGAGGACACCGCGAAGGACAGCACAGTTTTTATGGCGAACAGAAAAGTTACTGGTCAGATTGGTTTGCTAGAAGACACCGGCGGACGTCATATTTTCCCACGCTACATACAAGATGGCGTAATCTCTCCGTTTGGTTCTCGTTTGATTGAGATCCCACAAATTGCCTCGACGCTAGACGTTGGCGGCGATGCTCGCACCGGCGGCACTGATGACGTTTTAATCTGTGCTGATATGTCACGTGTAATGGTGGGATTGTCACGGGAAACGCGCATCGACTCCTCTATGGATTTCCTATTTTTAAATGACGTTATGACAATGCGCGTCATCAAAGATTTTGGCTGCAAAGTTCTTTCAGGTTCTTCTACTGCTGGCGTTGTTGCTATCGCTCAAGAATTGACCAACTAAAATGGAGTTTATCGTCACCTGTGAGAAGGGAATCTCATATTTAGAGAACGGATTCGACGGGGGGGAAACCCTCCGTTTCGTAAAAGGCGAGGTCATTCGCGAGAAAGATATCGCGCGTGGGCGTATTAGCATTGGCGGGCTGGAGAGGCTAGAGCGCGAGGGCCGAGTAGAGCGCGTTTCTGGACAGAAAGACAAAGAAGCGAAAGGGTTCAAAGCAAAGTGAAAAAGTTTACATTGATTCTTTCTTTGATTTTGTTCGCGTCATCTTTTTCGTATGCCGACCAGTTCAGAACTGTTCGGACAAACGGGAAATTGGAGCTATCAAAACAGCCTGCCTTCGCCGTGCAAACGTTGACCGCTGGGCAGACTACGCCCAATGTTGCATCTGGGACCGTTATAATTACGGGTATCAATACCGGGGCAACTGCAATCGCTGGGTTTTCCAATGTGATTGCTGGAAACATCATTTATATTGTAGGTAATGCGTCTACAACATCAAACGCAACAACAATCGCAGACTCTGGGGCGTTTAAGTTGAACGGAGCCTTCACGGCAGCGGCCAACCATACCCTCACGCTTTTTGTTCGCGGAAATGGTGACTATGTAGAGTTAAAAAGGTCATCTAACTAATGGCCATTTGCACGTCCGCAGATGTATTTGCGTTCGCTGGGTCGCCGGCGGACGTGCAAACCACGCAAGCAAGCGCGGTTACGTCACTTATTGCAAACGTTTCAAGTTATGTAGAAGCTTGCATTGGTAGAAAGATAGAGACATTTGCAATAAGTAACGTAATTTTTCAGGATGGGTTGAATTGCGACATTGTTGGTCAAAAAATTTACCTTAAGGGTATATATAGGGACCTGTATTCAATCAGCCTTTTAAAGGAGGCTGGCGGCACACTAACGGCCGTTGCCGCGTATGATGACGGAGGCGATTATTATCTGGACCCACGAATAGGCGCGATTATTAGGAGCGGACAGGATTGGAGCCTAGAGCCGTTTGCCATATTGATATCTGGAAACGTTTGTGCTGGCGGGGCATCTGGTTCCTTGGGGATAAAGCAGGCCGTTATAGAAATAGTGGCGTCTAAAGCTGGGCTTTTGAAAACTGAAATCTTGACGGACTCGGGTAGCATTGATACAGTCAGAACATTGAGTGAGAACCAAATTAAAAATATGTTAAAAACTTACGTAACGAGGGATATATAATGGCATTAGGAGACGGAAAAGGCAGGGCAGGGCTACAGTTTGCAACGCCATCTAGTGTGACAGTTGGGGATACATCTAC